CATTTAAGCTTCCAATTCCAGCGCCTCCAGTTTTTGCTGGGCTGATGGGAATTGTAGGTTTGTGGATTGGGTATGCCCTAGTAACAAAGATTGTAGTGGGATAACATGAGCGAGTTGAATACACTAGAGTTGATCAGCAAGATAACTGAGTTTAACGATATTCATGATTACATGAAAGATGAACAATTGGATAAGGCATTGGCAATTGTTGTAAAGTTATTAATGAATCCAGATGTGCCAGCTTCAAAAGCTCCAATGCTTATTATTGAGCTACAGGCAATGTCTACTAAGTTTTCTATGATGGCTTCAGTGTATTCAACTATTGCTAAGGATAAAGCAGGTACAATAAATAATAATAAAAAGAATATTTATTATTCAGCAAAAGAATCTATAGACAAACTAGTAGATGCTCTAAAATATGTGGTTAGGTATAATGGGTAAAGAAATAGTAGCAAACTTAAAATTTAAAAAGGTTACAGGAAACTTTGACCCATCTGCTTTTGCTAAGATGTTGGATGATGCGTACCTTGCAACAAAGAGACCAGATCAGAAACAAACCAAGAATAGCTTTAGTCCAAGTTCTTTGGGATATGGGAGCGGTAATTGTCCAAGGTACTGGTACCTTGCTTTTAGTGGAGCGATGTTTATAGATAATAATAACTCACAGGCAATAGCAAATATGTCCCAGGGCACCCAGGCTCATGAAAGAATTCAAGGCATAATTAAAAAGATGGGTGTATTAAAACATGAAGAGCTTGAGATTATTAATGAATATCCTCCAGTAAGAGGCTTTATTGATGTTGTGTTAGACTGGAATAATGAAGAAGTTATTGGAGAAATTAAAACAGCTAAGCAAGAAAATTGGGATAGTCATCAAGCAAAAATGTCTCCATCTGCAAATCATCTTTTACAAATACTTACCTATATGAAGTTAAAAGATGTAAAAGAGGGATTCTTTTTGTATGAAAATAAAAATACACAAGAAATTTTAATTATTCCAGTTCAAATGAACGATAAGAATAAAAAAATTATAGAAGAGCTGTTTGGTTGGATGTGCCTCGTTTATGACAATTTTATATCTGGAGAGCTTCCACTACGTCCATTTATAAAGTCTAGTTCTGCGTGTAAAAATTGTAAGATTAAAAAGGATTGTTGGTCTGGAGAAATTGGATCTGTAGACATTGCAGCATACGAGCCACCTAAATTATGATTTGCGCTAATAGTGAATGTGGAATAGATTTTTCTCCCAAAACTCATAATCAAAAATATCATTCTGATGAATGTTGTAGAATTGCAACAAATAAAAAAATTATGGAAAAGTATTATGAGAAAAAAGCAATTAGGTCTGGCGCAAAAAGAGAGTGTAAATTTTGCAAGGCTAGGCTAAGTAGATACAACCAATCTTCAACATGCTCTAAGTGTGAAAAAAATTCTGCTATAAAAAACAGATCGACCATTTTAAGGATGATAGATGACATTAGCTAGTTTAGTAAAAACAAAAGCAAATAGGGTTTTAGGCATAGATGCTTCTACAAATTCAATAGCATTCTGCCTCCTTGAAAATAATATTCCAATTAAATGGGGAAAAATTAATTTAACTGGAAATGATATATACGAAAAAATTTATGATGCTAAATGCAAAGTGTTTGCAATGATAGGTGAATTAAAATCAGACTATATTGCTGTTGAAGGAGCCATACTTGTCAAGTCAGCGGATGCCGTGATAAAATTATCTTATGTATACGGTGTCGTCATTGCTGAGCTTATGTCTAGTGGGGCTAGTGTTATCACTATATCTCCTTCATCTTGGCAGGCTCATATTGGAAATAAAAACCCAACAAAGTTTGAGAAAGACAGACTTAGGTTGGAAAATCCTGGATACGCTGACTCTTGGTATAAGGCAAAGATGCGTGAAATCAGGAAACAGCGTACAGTAGATTATTTTAATAAAAAATATAAATTAGAATTAAATGATTTTGATGTGGCAGATTCATTTGGAATTGCTTATTATGCGAATGAGGTTTTAACAAAAAGATGATTATCCAAATTATTGGGCTTCCAGGATCTGGTAAAACAGAGTTGGCTAAAGCCTTAAAAGAACGAATTAATGCAATTCATCTTAATGCAGACGAAGTTCGTGCAACAGTAAATTCTGATTTAGGATTTAGTCATGAAGATAGGATTGAGCAGGCTCGTCGTATGGGCGAAATGGCAAGACTTATTTCTAAGCAAGGCATAGCTCCAGTAGTTGTAGATTTTGTATGTCCTACTGAATTAACTCGTGCAGCTTTTGGTAAGCCAGATATTCTTGTTTGGATGGATACTATTTCAGAAGGTAGATTTGAAGATACAAATAAAATATGGGAAGACCCAGAGTCAACATATATTTCATTTATTGATCATCAATTAGATCCTAATGAAAAAGCTTCAGCAATTATAAATACATTTAACTTACATGATTGGTCTGCTCCAACCACTCTGATGCTAGGAAGGTATCAACCTTGGCATGAGGGACATCATTCTTTATATAAAGAAGCGGGCAAAAGAACCAAGCAGGTGTTACTTGGAGTACGCAATACTTACAATACAAGCGATAAAGATCCACTAACCTTTAATCAAGTAAAAGAATATATCGCTAAAGATGATTTTATGGATGGGGCATTAGTATTAAGACTGCCTAACATTACCAATATTGTTTATGGTCGTGATGTTGGATACAAGATTGAGCAAATAGATTTGGGGGCAGACATTCATGCTATTAGTGCTACTGAAAAGCGTAAAGAGATGGGCTTATAAAATTTATAAAAAGATAAATAAGCCAGTAAATGATTACGAATGGCCAGCATGAACGTATCTAAACAGAGATCAGCACTAAAGGCTATTACCTGGCGCATAATTGGAACAGCAGATACATTTGTTATCTCTTGGGTAATAACTAAAGAGCCAGTTACAGCAGGTGCAATTGCAAGTTTTGAGGTAGTTACAAAAACAATTCTTTATTACTTTCATGAGCGTGGATGGAATAAAATACAGTGGGGTAGAAATGAAATTATATAAAAGTAAAGATTGGCTATATAGAAGATATGTAGTTCAAAGAAAGACTATGGAAGAAATTGCAAAAGAGTGTGGCGTAACTGTTATGACCATTCATAGATCATTGAAAGAGCACGGTATAATTAAATGAGTTTAGATCCAGTGTTTCCAGATTCAAAAACCTTTAAATGTGATGACCTTTATTTGCTTACCGTGGGCACAGAAGCTGGTAAAGAAATTCTTGAAACCTGCCATGAAATCGCACACATGCTAGTTAAAAAGAATATAGCCTACGGGAATTCAGCCCTAGATCCTGTGCGTATATTTTCAAAGGCGGGACCAAGAGAGCAGCTTCATGTCCGTATTGATGACAAATTAAATAGATTAATGAAGGGCACAGAATATCCTGGAGATAATGATATTGATGATTTAATTGGATATTTAGTATTATTAAAAATAGCTAAATCCTGGTCTGAATGATTTTAGTCAACTAAGATGGTATAATATCTATATATGGATATTGAATTAGCAGATCATTTTGATCGCATGAACAAGGTAGTAGAGGAATTACTTAAGGGTAATAATCCTACCCAGATTGCCACCCTGACTGGTTTTAAGAGAGCAGATGTCATTGGGTATATAGACGAGTGGAAAGAGGTCGTTAAAAACGATTCTGGGGCTCGTGAAAGGGCAAAGCAGGCCATATCTGGAGCTGACCAACACTATGCCATGCTCATAAAAGAAGCTTGGAAGACCGTAGAAGATGCTGATCAAGCGGGTCAGCTTAATGTAAAAGCTACATCTTTAAAGCTTATAGCTGATATAGAAGGTAAAAGAATCGGCATGCTCCAAGAAGTGGGGCTTTTAGACAATGCTGAATTGGCAACACAGTTAGCAGAAACTGAGCGGAAGCAAGAGATACTTGTAAAAATATTAAAAGAAGTAACAGCAACTTGTCCTAAATGTAAGTTAGAGGTTGCAAAACGTTTATCTCAAATAACTGGAGTAGTTGAGCCAGTTGTTATACACGAGGAAAATGAAAATGTATTGTGAGCATGTTTATAAAAATATGAATACAGATCTGTGTCCTAAGTGTGGTAAAGATACACATGAGACTGATTGGGTATATCAAGCTCAGTTACACAAGCAATGGCACGAAGATGGCAAAGCTACTTACGGCGGGTGGTGGTCAATTTAATGGAATTAAACTTTAATGACCTGATTGATATATTAGATGGAGAGGAATTTGATGAGAGACCAGTCGACCTCAGAACATTTGTCACAGGGAAAGAGTATCTCGGACTACCCCCTCTTTCGGAGTACCAATATACGCTCATCGAAAAAAGCTCACAAATCTATAAACAATCTACTCTTGTCAAACTATTTGGAGAAAGAGAAGGCGAAGATCGTTATAAGCAAACCTGTAATGAGGTAGTGGCACAACTAGGTAAAGGTAGCGGAAAAGATTATTGCTCAACAATATCAGTAGCATATATAGTTTATTTACTGTTGTGTCTTAAGGACCCAGCTACTTATTATGGAAAACCTCCTGGAGATTCAATAGATATTATTAATATTGCTATTAACGCACAACAGGCAAATAATGTTTTCTTCAAGGGATTTAGAAATAGAATTGTTGGGTCTCCGTGGTTTATTGGAAAGTATTTTGAGAAAGCCTCTGAAATTAAGTTTAATAAAAACGTGACTGTTTATTCTGGACACTCAGAAAGAGAAGCATTTGAAGGTTATAACGTATTGGTTGCTGTTCTAGACGAGATCTCTGGATTTGCACTAGAAAGCACAACTGGACATGATCAGGCTAAAACTGCAAGCGGTATTTATGAAATGTATAGAGCCTCAGTAGATTCTCGTTTTCCAGATTATGGCAAGGTGATATTGCTTTCGTTTCCTCGCTTTAAGCAAGATTATATTCAACAAAGATACGACGAAATTGTAGCAGAAAAAGAAACAATACAAAGATCTCATAAATTTAAAATAGATCCAGATCTCCCAGATGACACTCAAGGCAATGAGTTTGAAGTTTATTGGGATGAAGATCATATTATGTCTTATAGATATCCTAAAGTCTATGCCATCAAAAGACCTACATGGGAAGTCAACCCTACAAGAAGTATAGAAGACTTTAAAATAGCATTTTATAGAGATCCATCTGATGCTCTAGGAAGATTTGCCTGCATGCCACCAGAAGCCATAGATGCATTTTTTAAATCTCGTGAGAAAATAGAAAAAGCTTTTAATAACATGGCTTTGGCCGTAGATCAATTTGGAAGATTTGAAGAATGGTTTGTTCCAGTAGAAGATAAAGATTATTTTATTCATGTTGACTTAGCGCAAAAACATGACCATTGTGCTGTGTCTATGGCTCATATAAACAAGTGGGTTAATGTGAAGGTGACTGACAATTATTCACAACCAGCACCTATTGTAGAGGTAGATGCTGTAAGATATTGGACTCCAACTACAGACAAGTCTGTAGATTTTACAGAAGTAAGAGATTATATTTTATCATTACGATCAAGAGGGTTTAATATTAGGACATGCACTTTTGACAGATGGAATTCGCATGACATGATGCAGCAGCTTAGACAGTATGGTGTTAGCACGGAGACGCTATCTGTATCTAAAAAACATTATGACGATATGGCTATGGTTGTTCTGGAAGAAAGATTGTCTGGTCCACACATTAAATTATTAATAGATGAACTTCTTGAGTTAAGAATCATGAGAGATAAGGTAGATCACCCTAGAAAAGGATCTAAAGATTTAGCTGACGCAGTGTGCGGTTCAATATATAATGCCATAAGTCTTACTAGGCCAGATTTTGGTGCTGTTGAAGTACATACATATAGTTCAGTTAGAAAGCAACAGAGAGAGCAAGAAAAACAAGAAAGTCATAACTTAATTAAAGCTCCTTCTGCAATGCCCAGAGTTTTGGCGGAAGCGCTAGATGGAATGGAAATAATATGAGCATATATCAAGAAAAGGCAAAAGAGTGTAAGTGTTGTGGGAAACATGTTCCGCTTCCAGTTAGACTAAAAGAGTTTAATGGAATAAAGATGTGCCCCACTACATTTGATAATATAATTGAATATAAAAGAGTTTGGACTGAGTTTGGCAAAAGACCGCCAGGCAACATAAGAAAACATTTTTCAGACTATGTTCAAAAAATTGTAGAGCAATCTATTGACAATATAGATGCTAAAAATATATAATTCAACTAGGCACCAGTAGCTTAGTTGGTTAGAGCCCCCGACTCATAATCGGGTAGTCGTAGGTTCAAGTCCTACCTGGTGCACAAGGAGGAAAATGATTAATCATGATAAGTTGACCATTGATTTGGGCAACAGTGTAGAAAACATTAAAGTTATAAATAACTTTATACCGAAAGAGCATATAGATCTACTTTCTGTGTACGGCAAATGCTTTGCTTATTATAAGAAAAATAATAGTTGGCCAGAGGGAATATTACTACCAGAATCAGTAAAAGAGTTAGTTTTAGAATATGAAGATAAAATGATTTTATTGGCAGAAAATCTTTACAATAGAAAATTTGAGAAGGATAGATTTATGGACTTTTCTTATCGTCATGAAGGAACTTCAGTAAAAAAACATTCTGATAACGTAAGGCCAGAAATTTATTCTGCACGAAATATAGATACTAGTAATTTGATGTGGAGTGGACACTTATCAATTATAGGTTATTTAAATGATAATTTTTCTGGTGGAGAAATACATTTTCCAGAACAGGATTTTGAATATTCTCCCAAAGCTGGTGATTTAATTATGTTTCCAGGAACTGCATTTTATCCTCACGAGGTAAAAGAGTTTCATGGAGGAAGTAGAATAACAATGTCAATTTGGACTAGATTTGCAGATTTTACAGGAGAGGTTTAGATGTTAAAGAAAAATGAATCTTACGGGAATTTAACTATAGGGTCATCACACCTAGGAAATATTCAAGATGTAAGCCCAAGAATGAAAGATGAAATACTTTCTAATGATTTAATAGTAGTAGATAGTATTGAAGAATACAATAAAATGTGTGAACATTTTGGCATATCTTCAAATGCCGAGATATTTCTTCACAGCAATAGTCTTGGAAATCATGAGGACGCATGGAATAAGGCTCAGGAATATTTAATTGGAGGGAAAAATGTTTTAATTATAGCGTCAAGAGGGCTGCCAAATATTGCAGATATAGGACCAACAATTACAAGAAGATCAGAGTTTGGTTTAAAGGTTATGCCCAGAATTATTCCTGGTCCCTCTATGATGTCTACTGCAGCAGCAATCGTAGGTTTTGACACAACAATGTTTACTTTTTTACAGTCATTGCCAAGAGAAAAAGAAATGCGTACGGAATTTTTAAATCAACTAAAGGATGAAGACAGAACCTTTATGTTTTTTAATAAATTCCCAGCAAATACAAAAGATTTGATACAAGAAATTTTTGACTGTTTTAAAGATTTTAAAAAAGTTTTAGTAGCAATTTTAGTAAATGTAACTGAGGATAACGAAAATGTTATTATTGGAACTCATTATGAAGTAATAAAATACTTAGAAAATCCAGAAATAACTTTTTCACACACCGA